AGCGTGCTTAAACAACCGTTCAACAACAGTCTTCCTTAGTTGGTTGCTATCCTCAAGGTTGCATTCTTGTTGTCTCTCAAATTGTTTGTCTAATTCCCTGCGGATAGCCGGTTGTCTTGTAAGTTTGTTCGCAGTACTTTGGATACTCTTTTCCTTGGTGTTCGGTGATACATCATATGCTTTTCTATATGAGTCGCTTGGGGAATGGCCTTGACATATTAATGAGACAAAAGCCTTCTGCTTTTCGGTGAGTCTTTTGGCAGGACGTTTATAGCCTATCGGTTCGCCATTCTTTTTAGTGGCAGGTTCTATGTTCTTTATATTGTGTTCTAGTTCTTCTTTAGTCATATCTATCTGCCTTGCTTCGCAGTTGTTGCCCGATTTTATGCGAACAAAAGGCGTGAATTATTTTTACCATTACCGGCTATTTTGAACCCTAGCTCAGTACATTGCAATGTTTAAACGCTAAAAAAAAGTACATTTGGAAGTACTTTAGAGATATACAGGCGAAATTGCGTGGCTGTCCTCAAAACAATTTTATGACCCAGAGTAAACACTTTTGCAGAAATGCAGTGACAGGCCTGTATTCAAGCCTGAAGTTGTATGTGGATAACTTGGTAAATCCATATCTAGTAATCAAGCATATCTGTTTGTACTAGATATAGTAATTTTACTGGTCAATAACTATCCAATATCGGGCTCAAAAGCTTGGATTTTTTCGACTTATCCACAGTTTAAACAAACTTTATTCCTGACATTTTTAGTGTTCGATTGATTACTACATGACACTAATTTAAAAAGGGGAAAAATTATGAATGAGTCACCATTTAATATCTGGGATTTTTTACTGGTTGTTATTTATGTTGTTTGCGGAGTGGGTTTAAAGTTTTTAATTTTGTGGCTTGCCTAACATTTTTTTTAAACTTTGTCTAATTAGTAACGATATTGTGTTGACATAGTAAACAGTTTTGACTACATTAAGGGGTAGGGGCAGTTGTGTTTAAACATTTTGGAGGGGAAGCAATTATGACAGTGACACCTTTAAATAAATTTAATTTGTTTGAGTACCAGTTAAGGGCT